CTATCGTTTTTCCCTATCTACATTTACTTACCGATAGTTATAATTGTATGTACATATGTGCAAGTATGTGTAGAATTCAGCACATAAACAGGAGGCAGCATGGATCATATAACTGACTTTGCAGTATTGATGGGGCAGATAGCGGTGATTACTTTGGCAGCAATTATTTGGAGGTATTTATGAATGCATTTCATCCTGACTACATCAGGACTTTTCACCCGCAGTTCTTATCTGATTTTAGATTTGCGTCATATCAGATGGAACAAGGTAAAGCTAATGCTGCCAAGATGCGGCACACGCGGGAGTCGGTGAAGAGTGTGACCATACTCAAAGCATTTCCATTAACAAGGAGTAAGAGATGAATCAGCCAGCATTTCCAACAGCGCAATATGCCGATGGGGTGCGTCCATCTGGGTTTGATAACGGCATGACCTTGCGTGATTACTTTGCGGCTAAGGCTATGCAGTCTATGAACAGCCGACCAGATTATGACGATGTACCCGCAGTAGTTATTGCGGCAGATGCGTACACGTTGGCAGATGCAATGATGAAAGTGAGGGAGGCATGAGAATATCGGAAACTTTAAAAGATATTCTTATAGCAACTGCTTGTGTCGTCATAGGCATGGTATTTCTAGGACTAGGCGTTGCATTTCTTGTGGGAGTGTTTGGCCCAACAGAAGAACAGCAGGCACAGCAACGCAAGCCCCAAGTAGTTCAAGAGATAGATGGTTGCAAGATATATAGGTTCTATGACGGCAACTACCACTACGTCACGCGATGCGGTGACAAGGTAACCACGCAGAAGAACTGGAGCGAGTACTGCGGTAAGGCTTGCACCAGACGCAAAACAGAAGAACTTATAACGGAGGACAACCAATGACACCAGAATACACATTTGCCCCATCTCCTAAACCCGTTGGGCGTTGGGTTCTGTATCCACAGGCAACGCCATACATATCCTTTGCGGTGTATCACAAGCCCACCGACGAACAGATAAAAAACACAGAGCAGCTACTTGGCTGGAAATGGGAGGACGCATGACACCCGAAGACGAAGAGTTCAACCGCATAGAGATGGAGTCTCGCATCAAGCAAGACTATGTGCGTGACATGAAGCAACCATCAAGAGAGCAGCTCATGGCGGAGGTCGCTGTACTAACTGAGTTAGTGCGTGTCTTGTCTGATAGGGTTGCTGAGTTGGAGAAGAATGATGGCTAACTGCCCTACCTGTGAGTACCACAAACAACGCGCACAGATATGGCGTGACGAAGCATACAAACTATCGGGGCATCCGTTGCCTGAGCGGGAGCCTGTGTTGGAGGAGCGGGAGGCTTGTGCAAAGATTGCAGACGAGTGGGCAGTGGGGTGGCCTCACCCATCACAAAGTATTGCTGAGTGGATTAGAAAAAGGGGGAAAGCATGACACAAGATGAAATGATTGCCAAGTTAACAGAGATGTTAGAGATACAACAGAAGTTGCATGAGACTGCGATAGATATGCTCAAGCCCGCGATAGAAGCAGAGCGTGAGGCATGTGCAAAGTTATTAGAAACAACAGACTTAAGTGGACTAAAAGATAACCCAGCAATACAGAGTTGGGTTGCAGAAATGTTGTTGGCTTATGTCAAAGCAATCAGAGCAAGGGGACAAGCATGACTAGACACATAGGTATATCAGTGCCACACCGCAGAGTAGATGATGACGATGACATCCAAGACTACAAGAAGCCTTGGGTTGGACTGACGGATGAGGAGATAGAAGATTGCTTTGATGACGAACATCTTGTCCACGCAAGGAACATTGAGCGCTTACTCAAGGAGAAGAACACATGAAAACCAAGCAAGAAATCAAAGACGAAATCAATGAACTGTATGGGGCTAATCAAGCCTTGAGTGATGCACTGGAGGCGCTTCACGCTCAACGCATGGAGGCGATGAAAAAGATGATGGCTTTGAACCATATGCTCAAAGACATGGGTGATGACGCCAAGGAGAACACATGATTGTTGAAAACCATATCGGGATATTTAAAAACGCTTTATCAAAAGAAGTTTGTGAAAGTTGCATAGAGTATTTTGAGTTGACTAAAACTTTTAATAAGCCCCTATCTAGACAACAAATGCAAGACGGACCAACACATCTTAAAAATGACGAAACAATTTTTATGTATCACGATTGGAATTTGTTGCATGCGCCACAAGAAATGATTGTGCCAATAAACTCCGCCATAGATAAGTGTTATAGCGAGTACGTGAATTTTTATTCTGTGCTAATGAGCCAAAAGCATGTTAGTTGCGGATTAAGATTACAAAAAACAAGCATCGGCGGGGGCTACCATTTATGGCATTTTGAAAATGACACCAGAGCAAAGGGCAATCGGCTGATGGCTTTTATGTTTTATTTAAACGAAGTGTGTGAAGGTGGGGAGACAGAGTTTTTGTATGAACATAAAAGATTGAAACCAGAAGCGGGGACTTTTGTTTTGTGGCCTGCAACATACACACATGCGCATCGGGGGAACCCGCCCATATCAAACGAAAAGTACATTGTTACTGGCTGGTTGGAATATTAAGGAGTAAAAACACATGACAGGACGAGAAATCATGATTAACTTTATACGCGACATACTGCGACCAAAGACGATAGAAGAAGTCATCGCCAAGGAAATGCGTGAAGCCTATCTATCCAAACTGGAAGCAGAGAAGGCACTTGAGTACGCAACGAGCGTGGTGGATTACAACCGCCAACGCATCCGTAGATTGCAAGAAAAACTTTTAGAACTGGAGAAAGACAATGCTTGAAACAATCGCATGGGCAGTTATGTTGATGGTCATGGGCGGGGCAGTCGTCGTGCTTGTGGGTGTGGCAATTTTTATGATGAGCAAGGATGAGTAATGTTTATAGAAAATATCACACTCATCCAAGCGCGTAAAAATGTAATGTCCGACAGAGAGAAGGGCACACGATGCCCTTGCTGTGACCAGTACGCAAAGATTTACAACCGCAAACTGAACTCGGCTATGGCTCGGTCGTTGATCCTTGTTGATAAGTATTTCAGTATGCCCGATGCAGAAGAGCACCTTCATGTCGAGCGCTATCTAACCAAGTACACAAGAGCCACGGACTTCTACAAGTTACGCTTTTGGGGATTGATTGAGGCCAAGGACAGAAGTATCGTGGACGGCATACCCAATGCGGGCTATTGGAAGATGACTCAGTTGGGTAAAGACTTTGTGCGTGACCTCGTGCGTGTACCAGCAAGGGTGGCCATATATAACGACAGTTTTATGGGGCACTCAACCGACACCATCAATATCACAGAAGCCCTTGGTCAAAAGTTTGACTACGTTGAACTGATGAGGGCTACGCTATGAAATGCCCAATATGCGGGGCATGGACGCTCGTTAAACAAACAAAAAAATCGCCCACATTTGGGTATACCAGAAGGAGAGAGTGCGCTAATGAACACAGATTCACCACCAAAGAAGTCATTGTCCCGCAAGAGGCAATCGACGAAGAACGCAGAACTAATATCGCAAATAACCTTGAACGACTGGAATCCCTTCGAGCGGGTAAACCCAAAGCTGTTAGAAAAAGTAATGCGCGAATCTACTAAACAAAAGAAATACGAATATGGGGAAGCATTGTTATGAGTAAATACCAAGCACAAACATTTAGTCCTATGGGTCAAGGGCAAAACGCGTTAAGAGCAAAGCAAGAAACTGACCGATGGATGCACCGCCAAGGAAAGTTATGTTGGCGATGCCAAAAAGAATCAATACCTGAGAAGGGGTGCAACTTATCGTTCCAAAGCGGGATGCACAAATACGTATGTAAAGCATGTGTTGATACACGAAAGGCAAAGCAATGACACAAGAAAAGTTAGGGTTCAACGGAACAACAGCCGACGATATACAAGTAAGTGGTAATCACTACAAAGATATGCCTATCCAGCCTTGGCATGTGATGGAGTCGGTGTTAACCCGCGAAGAATTTATCGGGTTCCTCAAAGGTAATGTGATTAAATATTCCCTCCGCGCTGGGCGTAAAGAAGGCAGCGATGACGCTGGCAAGGCTCGGCACTACATGCAGAAACTATCGGAGGTAACCAATGGCATCCACCCCAGAGAAGAAGGTTAAAGACACAGTCAAGAAGACTCTTGACGCTATGGGCATCTGGCACTTCTCGCCCTACCAAGCGGGCATGGGGCGTGCTGGTATCCCTGACATCATTGCTTGCTACCGAGGGCTATTCGTAGGCATTGAGTGCAAGGCGGGCAACAACAAACCAACCGCACTACAAGAGCGGGAGATAGACGCAATACGCAAAGCCAAGGGGCTGGCGTTCATCATCAACGAAGACAACATGCACAACATAAAGGAGTTACTGCAATGGAACAAAGACGAACACTAGGACAGAACAAGGAAGCCTTGGACTTCATGAAAAAACTAGAACAACTAACCGAAGAAAAGCGTGATCACTTGCGCCTAATCTTCAAAGGTTTGGTTGACTGTTGCTTGGACGACAAGATGCACGGGGTCGTGGTAGTGGGGCACGAAGACCATCACGCGGGTATCTTCACATTGAACTGCAACGAGATGGAAGCCGCGTTCATACTCAACCAAGTCACGGGTAGCTTCAACGACATGAACATGGCAGATGCGCCAGCAAAGGAGATGTTTAATTGACTACAGAAGAAGAGATAAAAGTGCTGGCACTTGCCGGCCACTTAGGACTGTCGTGCATGTACGACGCCTCACAAGATAGCTACTCAAACTGGCGCACCAAGGTGCTGACGTTTGCACAACAACTACTAAACGAGAAGCAAAATGAGCAAACCATTCGACAAAATAATAACGATTGATTTCGAAACCAGATGGTCTAAGAAAGACTACACATTATCAAAACTGACAACTGAGGAGTACATTCGTGATAAGAAGTTCACTGCGTTCGGGGCTTGTGTCCATGTATACGGAAGCGGAGAAGATATTAGATGGGTTAGCGGAAGAGACTTACCTGAGTTCTTTTCTGGAATCGACTGGGGAAGAACCGCCGTTCTTGCGCATAACGCACAGTTCGATGTATCCATTATGGAGTGGGTCTACGATATACACCCAACCTTTATATTCGACACGCTATCGATGGGACGCGCTCTACGAGGCGTGGAAGTTGGCAATTCCCTTGCGAAACTGGCATACGACTTCGGACTCCCCGCTAAAGGAAACGCAGTCCACAGCACCGATGGCCTCACGACAATATCGCCTGAGATTGAGCACGAACTTGCCGAATACTGCAAGCATGATGTGTACTTGTGCGAACAAATTTTCACTAGGTTCATTGACGGATACCCCAAATCCGAACTGCGTCTGATCGACATGACCTTGAAGATGTACACGCGCCCCGTGCTGGTACTAGACCCCAACATGTTGACCGACGCCATACTAGAAGAGAAGGAGAAGCGTGATGAATTACTACAGAGGCTCGGCGTGGAGGAAACTTCGCTCGCGTCGAATCCAAAGTTTGCGGCCTTACTTGAAGCGCTTGGGGTGGCTGTCCCGACCAAGACCAGTAAAACTACCGGCAAGCAAACACTTGCTCTGGCAAAGAACGATGCGATGTTCCAAGCGCTCCTCAACGGCGAACGTGAAGATGTTGCGCTCCTTTGTGAAGCGCGTCTTCGGGTTAAGTCAACCACCGAGCGTACTAGGGCTCAGAGGTTCCTCGACATTAGTCAACGCGGCCCCTTACCAGTACCTCTCTCGTATTACGGTGCTGCGACGGGTCGTTGGACAGCAGCAAAAGGTTCAGCAATCAACATGCAAAACCTCAAGCGAGCAACCGAAGAAAGACGTTCTCTCCTACGCGAAGCGGTTATGGCTCCAGAGGGCAACAGTCTGGTCGTCGGCGACCTCTCGCAAATTGAGCCGCGAGTACTCGCGTGGCTTTC